CCCGCAGGTATGCAAATCATCCTGATGGAAAAAAGTATGCTCGTGATGGTTCCGTTAGACCCCAGTCGCCAGTCGCACTACATTGTGTCAAAGCAAGATCGGCAACAATCTTCAAAGAAGTAAGAGACAAGGCAGCATATGACCCTGTGTATCAGGAAATGCGTAAAGAGTGGAGAGCATCAGAATGAAATTAGATGTAACGATGGAAGAGTATGGTATAATTATTAATGCTCTACACTATTATAAGAAAGTTGAGAAGAGAGGAAACTTTCAGCAATATGATGATAAAGGAATTAATGCATTAAGAGATAAACTTGCACATCAAATGGTATGGGAACAGGGAGGTATCTTCGACAAATGACACAAGTAATTGATTGGGAAGCAAGATTTCAGGCATTACCTGATGTAGAACAAGATAAACTAGCCCTGTTGCGGTTAATTGAATGTACCAACGGTGTCATTCAACACTCCTATCGTAGTGGAGATGATGATTTATCACTCACGCTTGATGAAGTCAGAGATGCTATGAAGTTCTCTATGGGTTGTATGAAACGACAGGAGATACCAGTGGGTGATAAGGTTGTTACCTTTGCACCCGAAACAAAAGAACTGATGACTGAAATGAGACGATTGTATATTTCAGGTCAAAAGCAAAACAATCAAGAAGATTTTAATGAGTTTCTTAAAGGTTCCAAAGCCAATCTACTTGCGATTGGTAAGGAACGTATTCTACACGCCCGACGCCTTGCATTTGAGCATATTGATGAACTACCGCCTCATACATTAGAGTGGGGGCTTTCTTATATCTTTAGTTTTGCAGGTTGGTTATGAGTGATTTTGAAGTCTACGGATATGATTTTATACCAGGAATTCTATCTCTAGAAGATACTGCAAATCTTCACATGAGGTTGCAGAAAGAGGAGTTTGATAAAGATCCCATAGAACAGGATCCAGCTCGAGGTGCCGTTAAAATGGTGTACTGCCCTCCATGCGCTAAGGATATATTCAATCAAATGCATTATTTTTTAGAAATATATTTGCAAACTCCTTTACAACCTACTTATTGGTTCTGTACTCAATACTATCACAAATCTTATATGGTAGCACATAAAGATCGTGAAGCTTGTGAGATATCCGTTAGTGTAAATATTTCACAAGATAATCCATGGGACTTGTGTTTGCGCGATAAAACTGGTAAAATTATTCGTAGTCAGATAAATCCAGGTGAGGGAGTTCTTTACTCTGGCACTGAGGTAACACATTGGAGAACTCCATATAAAGGGCAGACTTACACTCAGTTGTTCCTTCATTATGTAAAAAAAGTATGACACAAGATGATATGCCCTGGGTCAATCTGACTCAAGAAGAAGTTGATGAACTTCGTAGTAAGAAACAAGAACTCACACAATACGGAAAGGAGAAAATCCGAGAACTTATGGATCAGGATATTGTTGTCAACATGGATGGAGGTGTTGGAGGATCGTGGGATGTAAAAACTCCAGAACAAAATCCAGATGAGATTGTGCTAGAAGATGTGAAGATGTTTCACCTGGAAAGTATGAACGAACGCAGTCTGTGGGTCGGTGTCTATACTCAAGACGGCAAAACCTACCACTTGAATATTTCTGCCGTTGGTGATAAACTGAGTTATTGGTGGAGTGACGAAACCTGTGACTGAGAAGGACAAAATCTTTCGTGATGTCTGGTGTTGTGCCTATCAACGAAGGTATAATGCTATGGTCAAAAAAAACTGGGAGTTGTATCGTCGTGAACAAGATACGATATTGATGTGTCTTAGTATAGCAAAGTGGACGACATTTGATTCTGAGCAATCAAAAAACAAAAGAATAGTATCGTAGAGAGTTAGACTAAAATGAATTTCCGTTACTACTGGGACCTAATGTCACTAAAAATAGTAAAAGTTTTCAATAAACTGTTTCCATACGAAAAAGATCCTCTTATGCATTATAAAATTTATTGCCTTGATGAACAGTATGCGAGCCATTCTTTGATTGAATCGATAGATGATTTGTATAAATCTGTAGATTATTTGCGAGAAAAAGTTTCAAAACTAGAAGAAGAAAATGTAGGCTTGACAAATGAGTTGTATGAGATCTATAATAAAATTGACAGTCAAGTCACAACTACCCAAAACCTCTCTAAATTTTCTTTAGGTGAATGATCATGTCTTTTGATTACAAAAAGTATTCACTCGAACAACTTGAGAATTGGATGCATGATGCAACTTCTGGTGATGCAACATCGGATGAGATTTATGATTGCATCGTAAGTGTTGTTCGTGATAACTATTATCATCATAAAAAATATGCTGATGAATCTAGTAAGTTGTTGACTAAACTTGGATCACCTATATTTGATTATACTGCAACTGGAGAAAAATGGCCAATTGATCATTGTATGCCTCCTTGGGGGCATAGTGATATAGAAGCAATGAAGTATACTGAAGAAGAACTGAATGCGATGTGTGATAAGGCAGCATCGGACGAAGAGAAAGAAAAGTGTCGTGAATATAATTTGCGTGAGGCGGAGTATTATAATAAGCGAGCAGAACTAGATGCCCTAACGAAAGAAGTAAGTGAGGCTGGTGGATATGAATGGACACCTGAAGTCTCTAAAAAGAAATGGGTCTTACCTGTCGAACAAGTTCACGATGACTACTATGTTTCTTTCCCCGATGATTTGCTAAAAGCAGCAAAACTGAAAGAGGGTGATGAAGTAAACTGGGTAGATAATGGTGATGGTTCTTATACACTCAGTAAAGTTAATGTATACACTTGAAATGTTAAAGTTCCTGGCACCATTTGCTGGGGCTCTGTGTATTGATAACTTTGTGTATCGTCAGGGAGAACTTTGCAACATTAGGGATTATCCCACAAATGTGGTAAAATATAATAAACCCAATCCAGAAGCTTCTTGTTACAAGGACGGTATCTTTTATCCTCGTTGTAAAGATCTGGAAAATCCAGAAGTTCTTTACTATCATAATTTATTGTATAAACAATAGAGAACTTTTTCTTGGGCGATTAACTCAGCGGTAGAGTGGCCTCCTTACAAGTGGTAAGTCACTGGTTCGATTCCAGTATCGCCCATTTATTTTTAGAATAAAATATGGAAATACAAAGTATTAATGATGAAACGTATCTATATACTTTATCAGAAATAATAGGAAATCATACAATTTCCTTAGATGAAGAAAAAGTATTAGATCTTCTTCAAATTCGTTATCGATGGCCCAGAGGAGTAGTTGAGACTATTAACGCATGTGGTAGAGGATCTGTAGAATTCTATACCAATGATGGTTATTTGGATTTTATAAAATGGAAACATCTTTATGATTTGGGATTTACTTCCCACATTACAGATATTATGGATGTTACCTCTGAACTTAGAGAATTAGATGATAAAATCTTTGCAGTCAAAGGGTCTAGAACTGTTTCTAATTTCTACATTGGGAAGGGAAATACTAACTCTAGAGTTAGTTTCCCGCCTCATAGTCACGAATATCATGTAATTATAAAGCCAATTTACGGTGTATGCACTTGGTTAATTGGGGATGCCGTTCAAAAAATTGGCCCAGGGGATATCATTGTCCTTCCATCAAATACCCAACACGCTGTATTAGAAGCTCCAGAACCCAGATTATCATTAACACTAAATTTAACGGCCTGAAAAAATGTTTACCGTAAGATGTAAAGTTTGCAATAAAGAACTAACAAGTAGTTCTAAACCCCAGTGTTGTGGGTGTCCTAATATGATGCAAGTGGTTAATGATACTGTTGTAGCTGTGGACCTTAGCAAAGTTATTCTAATAAAATGTGAAGAAAATTTAAAAAATCAGGATATCCTGACAAAAGATGACCTAAAATACCAAGAAGACCGAAAAAAAAGAAAGGTCCGTAAACTAGATTTCGAGGTGCGTTAATGACTCATTCCCCAAACTCCGAACAATCGGCGCTTACAGATGAAGAATGGAATGAATTAGTGGCACTTAAGGAACAAATCAATCAAAATCCAGCAGCAGTTCATCCAGACAAAATGGAACTGTTCACAAAACTTTTAGTACGATCTTGGGATGCAAAGTGTGATCCTCCAGATACAAGTCGTTGGCGTAATGGACATCCTTTAAGTGATCCTTGACAATTTTTATTAGATGTCCTATGATTACTGGTATTGGAAAGGTGGCCGAGTGGTTTAAGGCAGCAGTCTTGAAAACTGCCGATGTGAAAGCATCCGTTGGTTCGAATCCTACCCTTTCCGTTCTTCTCTTGAAGAACATATATAAACTATTATTATCCTATTCACGATGCCTAGTCCTATTACAAACATTAGAATTATTCCTAGTTGGATTTCTTGGAATTACAGGGAAGATGGAGAATGGATAACAAAAAATGTTTCTGATATTTTTTCTGGAAAAAAAGTAGTTGTGTTTGCTTTGCCTGGAGCTTTTACTCCTACTTGTACATCAAAACAACTTCCTGGATATGAGAAATCATATTCTAAATTTAAAAAACTTGGAATTGATGAAGTCTATTGTCTAAGTGTAAATGATTCATTTGTAATGAATGCTTGGTTTAAAGAACTGAAAATTAAAAATGTTAAATATATCCCCGATGGGAATGCAGTATTTACTAAGTGGGCTGGAATGGATGTCCTTAAAGAAAATTTGGGATTTGGTGTGCGCTCTTGGAGATATGCATGTGTTGTTGACGACGGTGTAATTTCTTCTTGGCATGTTGAAGACAATAAAAAAGAAAATGCAGAAGAAGATCCTTATGAGTTTTCTTCTCCAGAAACACTTCTTGCCTATCTAAAACACTAATAGTAAAATCAACAAACGGGGTGTAGGTCAGCTTGGTAGACCGCCTGCTTTGGGAGCAGGATGTCGCAGGTTCAAATCCTGCCACTCCGATTAGTTTATAACAACTATGGAACACATCACTCTAGAACAATTAGAAAGCAACTTTGATGAAATCTTCAGTAGAGTTGAAAATGGAGAATCTTTTTATATTGCAACTCCAGATAAAAAGGATGTTGTTTTAATTCCATATAAAGATCAAATCAAAGATATCATCGAAGACGGTATAGCCGTTCCATATTCTCCGACCAGTGATTCGGATGAAGAACTCATACGTATTCATACCGATCACGAAGAAGGTGCGTGATTTTCATGCGAGTGAGACTTGGTAGTCAGAGGAGTCTTATAAACTCTTTCCGCCAGATTAGCGGCTTTGACCTGGTTCGAATCCAGGCACTCGTACCATGCTCCTTTAGCTATCTGGTGAAAGCAATCGACTCATAATCGATGTGAGGTGGGTTCGATCCCCTCAAGGAGCACTTGACAGATTCCTGTCAATACCCTATAATAACAAGGTCAACATTCAAAACAATGACGCTCACAGCAAAATTCAAGAAAGACATTCAAATTCTTCGGAATGCCTCGAACGGCGATTTCTACCTTGATGTAAAGAATCCAAAACTTTACAGAAAAGTTCGTCGATTCTATGAAAATGAAGGGGTTGTATTTTCTGGTGATCCTCTAGATGATTATGAAATTCTTATGGAGTATATCTCTAGTGATTTGGAAACTGTTGAGGTAGTATGAAAGTTGTTTTTGAAAGATTTCCATATCGTTATGTCGAGTGTGGAATTCTTGATAACGGATTCCCCGATTATCGTATTCAAAAAGCAGATAGTTGGACTAAACGTTTTCGTGATATGTATCTTCTTGACAACCAGATGCAACTTCTGACTGCCATAGAAGACTTTGAATATACTAAATGGTTAGATCCAGATCGTGTCCCATGTTATGTAAAAGATGATGAAGAACCTAATGTATTTTGATGATATGGAACTGATGCAACTTCAGTTCTGTATGGAACAAACAAAAAAACAAATGTCGATGGGTGGAGAAATCCGTCGCCATGCCTCTATCACTCAAAAAATTGAGAAGGAAATGGAAAATCGTAAGCAACAAACTGGTGCTTATACCAGAGAGGGGCTATTGAATAAATTGGAGAACGAACTAGAGCGTCTAGAAAAGGAATCTCATAGATAGACACGGATGGTCTGTAACAGTACTGGTGGAGCCTATGGCAAGTTTACATTGTTTATTCCCAACCCCCGTTTACGAAAGTGAAATAATTTTAAGTCCAAAGAAAATAAAACATATATTAGATCTATTAGATTCCATTGGTTGGGAACAAAATTTAGATATGTTTAATAGACCTAATGGTGCTTACATTAGAATGAAGGATTATGATACTACTGATATATTATCAAGACCAGAAACTTTAGAACTATCTGAGCGAATAAATCATGAAATGGAAGTCTATGTTCATGATGTCCTACATGTTAGTAGGGAAGAACATAATGTAAAAAGAACTATTTCGTGGGCAAATAGAGTGTGTAGGGGGGAATATATTCACGAACATTATCATGCAAATTCACATTTTAGTGGGGTGTTTTACTTGCATGTACCAAACGATTCTTCGGATATCACATTTGCTCAATGTGGAAAAGATTGGTCAACCTTAGATTGGGAATTTAATGTAAATAGTCATGATAATATAAATGCTAAACAAAAAAAGTTTTCTACAACAACTGGTAAATTGTTTCTGTGGCCATCTCACCTTAAACATTTTGTTGAACCTTCTGTATCTGAAGAACCTAGATACAGTATAGCGTTCAATTATTTTGTTTTTGGTTGTTATGGCAGAGGTACAAACAAATTAATAGTCACGGATGGACTCTAACAGCACTGGTCGGGAACCCCCCTCAATGAGTTTCCAGTTTCTCTCAAAAACTGGTGGTGCGGATGGGGTAACTCCCGCCTGTTTCTTAGTTCAGTAAAAACTAAGTGGCGAGCCTGGAGTGTAGTATGGAAAATGATGAACACCAAGAACTAGATTTTCATCTAGATCAATTCGTTGGAATTTACAATAATGTAGTTCCTGTAGAATTCTGTAAACATCTTATGGATATTGCAGATAATAGTAGTTTCATTTACAATAGAACTACTTCTATGATCAAAGATAGGCAACTCGTTCTGGATGGTTTTCACGCTCCTTCCGTAAAGTCCCTTTACGAGAATGCGTTGACACCCTGTCTTCTAAATTATTGTTCTCACTATCCTTACTTATCTACATTCAATTTTGTTTCTAGTGCTGCTCTCCTCCAGGTAACTGAACCTCTTGGGGGAGGGTATCATATTTTTCACGCCGAGAATGTTGATTGGAATGTCAATGATCGTGTATTAGCTTGGATGGTTTATTTAAATGATATTGAAGAAGCCGGCGAAACCGAATTCATTTATCAGGGGCTGCGAGTAAAACCAAAGGCGGGTAGAGTTGTAATTTGGCCTGGATCATTTACACATTTGCATAGAGGCAATCCTCCAAGTAATACTAAGTATGTCGTTACTGGTTGGTATCAAGGTGTTAATGGTATAAGAATCGTTAACACTGGGGGTTCATTAGATGCAGGGCCAAAAGAATAGTATGTTCGGATCTTGCGAATATGACCGTTTTTTGGTAGAATAAATAAAATACAATTGAGTTCTTTCATCTCTTATGTCTGGATTTAAAAAAACTGCATTGGTTTTAGGTGCAGGTGGCTTTATTGGAAGTCATATGGTAAAAAGATTGAAATCTGAGGGGTATTGGGTCCGTGGTGTAGACCTAAAACGTCCAGAGTTTTCTCCATCAGAAGCAGACGAATTTTTCAGAGGAGATCTCCGTCATTATGATGTCGTTCATAATATGTTACTTGATAAAGAAGGCCGTCCCTTTGATGAAATATATCAGTTTGCTGCTGATATGGGCGGTGCTGGGTTTGTCTTTACTGGCGAAAATGATGCAGACATTATGCATAATTCAGTTCAGATTAATCTGAATGTTCTTGAACTGCAACGTAATATAAATGAAAAACTAGGTACTACTTCTACTAAAATTTTCTATTCTGGGTCTGCATGTATGTATCCAGAACATAATCAACTAGATCCTGATAATCCAGATTGCCGTGAAGAATCCGCTTATCCAGCCAACCCAGATTCTGAATATGGTTGGGAAAAATTGTTCTCGGAACGTCTCTACTTTGCTTATCATCGTAACTATGGCATCCCTGTACGTGTTGCTAGATATCATAATATTTTCGGACCAGAGGGAACCTGGGAAGGTGGTAGAGAAAAAGCACCCGCAGCAATCTGCCGCAAAGTAGCATACCTTCCAGAGGAAGGCGGAACCATAGAGGTGTGGGGAGACGGTTTGCAGACTCGTTCCTTCTTGTACATTGATGAATGCATCGAAGCAACCCGCAGACTGATGGATTCTAATTTTATTGGACCCGTAAATATTGGTTCCGAAGAAATGGTCACTATCAATCAACTTGTAGAAACTGCGGCAAGAGTGTCTAATAAGGAAGTATATAGAAAACATAAACTTGATGCTCCTCTTGGAGTTCGTGGTCGCAACTCTAACAACGACGTAGTTCGTAGAGAACTTGGTTGGGATTATTCTCAGACTTTAGAAGAGGGTATCCGCAGGACTTATAATTGGATCTCTGAACAAATTAATTCTCGTACAAATAGTAATACTGAAGTAAAGGAACTGATCAATGCGTAAGGTAACTAAAAAAACAATTAAAATTAATAAGAATGATGTAATTGCTCTGGATGTATCTGCACTAGAAAGTCAATCACTTAACCCAAACGATTGGCTTTCTGCAGGGCAAAGTGAGTATCGTCTGTATGCATACCTTTCTACATTCTTTAATGAGTCGTGTATTCTTGACGTTGGAACTAGAGTTGGTGGATCTGCTCTTGCTCTTTCACATAACCCTACCAACAAAGTCATTAGTTATGATCTAGTTGAACAAGGTGCAAGTCAAATTCAGAAAGATAATATTGAGTGGAAAATTCAAGATTTTCGAGAAGATGATTCCCTGGACTGGGATAAAGTCTCAATGATCATGATTGATGTTGATCCACATGATGGTGTGCAAGAAGTTGAAATGATGGAATTTCTTGAAGATAAAAATTGGAAAGGAATTATTCTCCTCGATGATATTGGCCCTGCTTGGCCAGAAGTTGAAGATATGTGGAATTCAATTTCAGAACCTAAACTTGATGTTACCGAAGTTGGTCATATGAGTGGGACTGGTTTAGTTAACTTTGGCTCAAAACATGTAATTAGCTTGGTTTGATTTATGAAAATTTTAAATCTTGGATCGAGTGGGCAGATCGGAGCCTACCTTTCGGACTATCTGCGTCGTAAAGGACACGTAGTCATTGACTTTGATAAGGTAGATAATGATAATCATGACCTAGCAACAATTCCAAATCAATATCTTGAGAATGCAATTCAGACCGCAGATTTTGTTTTCTTTCTTGCATTTGATGTTGGTGGATCTCGTTACCTCAAGAAGTATCAACATACATTCGAATTCATCAATAACAATGCCAGGTTAATGGTGAATACTTTTGGTCTCCTTGAAAAGTATAACAAAAGATTTGTATTTGCTTCTTCACAAATGAGTAACATGAGTTACTCTCCTTATGGGGTTATGAAAAGAGTTGGGGAACTTTATACACAAACACTTAGGGGTCTTACAGTTCATTTCTGGAATGTCTATGGTATTGAACATGATGCAGAAAAGTCTCATGTAATTACTGACTTTATTCGTAAAGGATTTGAACAAGGTGATTTTGAGATGATGACTGACGGTACGGAAGAACGTCAGTTTCTGTATGCAGAGGACTGTTGTGAAGCCTTAGAAACTATTATGGAGTCCTATACTGATTTCAAACCAGAAGATCCATTGCACATTACTTCTTTCCGTGGAGACACTATCAAGGAAGTTGCTGACATCATTCAGGGACAGTTTAATATGATTGGCAAACCAGTAAAAATTTCTCCTGGTCTTGCTAAAGATAGTGTTCAAATGGACAAAAGAAATCAAGCCAACAATTACATCCTTGGTTGGTGGATGCCTAAAACCAATCTTCAGGATGGAGTTGAAAAAGTATTTAATTGCATGAAGAAGGAATATGGATTCTGAAATTTTAAAAACAATAGAACTGGCTAAAAATACTCCAGGTGGAATTGATATTCCAGTATTGAGTCCTGATAAAAAGTTCCCCATCAATTTGTTTTGTAATGATTCTTTAGAACCTTCTACTTCTGCAAACAATAGATCTGTTTATACTAAATGGTGCAGGAATGGAGAAGGATTTGTAAATCTCTATGTTAATCATGCCGCATTGGAGGTATTAAAAGATCCTACAGACAAACTAAAATTTATTTGGTTATTGGAATCTAGAGAAATTATTCCAGATCAGTATAAGTGGATTGAGGAAAATTATGATTTTGTTGCTAGTCGAGTAGATGGTATATTTACTTGCGATCAGAGACTTACACATGAAGCTGGTCCCGATGGTAAATTCTTATATTGTATTAGTAATGCTGCTCCTTGGGTTATGGATAGAGACATCTATCCTAAGTCTAAATTAGTTTCAATGGTTGCATCTAATAAAGGATATACTGTTGGCCACCAACGTAGACTTAAAGTTGTTGAACAATATTTTCATAAATTTGGCGGTGATGATTTGTTCGGGTGGGGTCTCCCCCAGGAACTTCCTCTCAAAGAAAAATCTAAAGCTCTTAGAGATTATATGTTTTCATTTGCTGTAGAAAATGCAAATTATCCTACCTATTTTACTGAGAAATTGACTGATTGCTTTGCATGTGGTACAATTCCCGTTTATTATGGTACTGCTGGAGTCGCACAGTATTTCAATCCAGATGGAATTATTTTCTTAAATGAAGGTTGTCCTTGGGAAAATATTCCTTGGGATAAATTGACCCCAGAGTACTATGAATCTAAGAAAGAAGCAATTCAAGAAAACTTTGAAATTGCTTTGCATATGAGAGTCGCAGAAGATTACATGTATAAAAATTATCTAATACAAATAGATCCACTTAGAAGTAAAAGGATTGATCCATTATGACAATGACCACTGAAAGAAAAGGATGGCAAGCTGAAGATTCTATCGCTGATGAATATCTTAGTGCCTGTAAAGATGCTGTAGAAAACGAAGAATCTTTTTCAGTTTTTAAATCAAATCCAAAGTATACTACAATTTTAGAACATGTTTTAAAACATCAGGGACAAGAATACATGAATATGTGTATTGATATGAATGAAGAAGCGTTCTTATCGAATCTTGATTCTTTTAAGGAGAATGATTTTATTGGCAAACCCACTGTAGAATTATATCCAGGGGTAGGCTGGGTTTCTCCTACTACTCTTAGATACATTAAAAATACTTTTGAAATGTCTTTTCTGCTTGATGGCAATCCCGTCAGTAGAATTGTTGAAGTTGGTGGTGGATATGGAGGACTTTGTAAAGTTCTGAGTTCTGTATGTGAATTTGATGAATATATTCTTATCGATCTTCCAGAAGTATCGGCACTTCAGAAAAAATATTTAGATTGTTTCCCAGAAATTAAAGATAAAATTAAGTGTATTCCTTGTACCGAGTATGAAGAGATTGAAAATATTGATCTATTCATTAGTAACTATGCTTTATCTGAGTGCGATCTAGATATTCAGATGGAATATTATGATAAGTTGGTCAAGAATTCCAAATATGTTTACATCATTTACAACCTTGTCAATTTTAATGATTTCCATTATAATGACTTCATAGACAAGATCAAAGAAGATTATACCTTTGATGTTGGTAAAGACTATGAAAACACTGTTATTTTAGCCACAAGGAAAGATGAATCGAATTAAGGATCCATTGAAGTTAACATGTAAAATTGTTGCATGGTTATGTAAGTATTGTGATGATAATAATATCCAGTCTTTAGTTATTGGAGTTTCTGGTGGAATTGATTCTGCGGTTGTTTCCACTTTGGCATCTAAGACTGGATTGCCTGTTTATGCAGTTGGTATGCCTATTAAACAAAATCAAGAACAAGAATCTCTTTCCGATGCACATATCCAATGGCTGTGCGATAATTATAAAAATGTAACTCCCCTTAAAATTGATCTTGGGGAAAGTTATTCTAATTTTATGGCCAATGTGGGATCTCAACTTGGTTTGGAGTTTGCTACGAATAAACTTGCTCAAGCAAATACAAGATCTAGATTTAGAATGGTCACCCTATATCAGATTGCTGCTTCTGTAAATGGTATTGTAGTGGGAACTGGTAACAAAGTTGAAGATTATGGAGTGGGATTCTATACTAAGTATGGTGATGGTGGTGTGGATATCGCACCAATTGCAGATTTGTATAAGACTGAGGTGTGGGAACTTGGTAAATTTTTTGGTGTAGATCAACGCATTATTAATGCTAGTCCTACAGATGGACTGTGGGATGATGGTAGAACGGATGAAGATCAGATTGGGACTTCATATCAATTGCTTGAGTGGGCAATGGAAGAAGGAGTGAAGACCCCTCCAGAACAACTTAGTGAAGAACAAACTTTTGCAATCAACACTCTCAGTAAGTTCAATCTTCATAATAAACATAAGATGGAACCGATTCCTACTTTTAAATTTGAGGACAATTGATGAAAATCGGAGTTATTGGCGCTGGTAGATTAGGTATTTGTTTTGCATTGTTGTGTGAGGAATCTGGCCACGATGTAATTGTTTCTGATATAAACAAAAATTATATCAAAGACTTAATTAATAAAGAAATTTATACTAATGAACCAGAAGTTGAAGATCTTTTAATGCGATCTGAAAATCTAAGAGCAACTACTAACAATAGAGAAGTCATTCGTAATTCTGATATTATTTTTACTTTTGTTCCAACTCCATCATTAGAAGATGGTAGTTATGATGTTCAATATGTAGAATCTGTAGTGGAGGATCTTCTGGATTTTCCTTCTATTGAAGACAAAATTTTTGTAATAGGATGCACCGTAAACCCTGGATATAGTGATACAGTACAAGAAAGACTTTTAAGTAGAGGATGTAGAGTATATTATAATCCAGAGTTTATTGCTCAAGGATCCATCATTGATGACATGCGTACTGCAGATATGATCCTTTGTGGTGGTTCGGACTCTGAAGGATTTGAAAAACTATCTTCAATATATGATGGTATTCAATCTGTACCCATCAGTTTTTATCCCATGTCTCGTACGGCTGCCGAAATTACTAAAATCGGAGTCAATTGTTTTCTGACATATAAAATTAGTTATGCTAACATGATGGGCCAAATTTTATATTCCGCTGGTTGTGGTGATCAGATTTCTAATGTATTGAAGGCAGTTGGGGACGACTCTAGAATTGGTCCTAAATATTTACGTTACGGGTTGGGTTTCGGTGGTCCATGTTTGCCCCGAGATAACCGTGCATTAGGACACTATGCTAATATCCTAGGTCTTAAGTATAGTCTTCCCAATGTCACCGATACCTTTAATGACGCTCACGCAGACTTCATTGCAAACTATTGTGTAGAAGAAAACGTAGATAATCTTCCATTCTTTATTGAAAGTATTGCTTTCAAGAAAGGGTCCGATATGGTTGTCGAAAGTCCAAGACTTCGATTAGTTGAAGATTTGCTAAAAAAAGGGTATACTGTATATGTACAAGAAATAGATGATGTCATAAAACAGTATGAAGATTATTTGTATGATCTTTATAATGACAAAGTTATTTTTGTGGTAAACGAAACTGAAATTCATGAGAAATATTGGAGGATTGATCTTTGACGATTAGTTATAACCGCCTTGGTAGTAACGGTAGACTGGGAAATCAGATGTTTCAGTATGCCTCGTTGCGAGGCATTTCTGCATACAATGGATATGAATGGTTGATTCCTCCTGAAGATGTTTCTCACCGAGATAACTATGGTTTATTTGAAACCTTTGAACTTCCCCATGTAAAATCAGAAAATCTAGGCATTTCAAACCATAGGACCGTCACTGAAAATACACATGCATTTGATGAGGGTCTATTTTATACAAAAGATAATGTAAATATTGATGCGTACCTTCAGACAGAAAAATATTTTATTCATATCGCGGATAAAATACGTGAAGACTTTGTTTTCAAAAAAGACTACCTGGTCCCTTGTGAAGAATATATTTCTTCTTTGGACAGTCCTCCTATTTTTCTTCATATTAGACAAAGCGATAATATCGGAAGAGAACAATACCACCCAATACTGCCAATTAGTTTTTTCGAAGAAGCTTTAAAAGAGTTTCCCGATAACACTCCTTGTTTTGTTTTCACTGATGATCTTGAGTGGTGCAAATCTAAAGACTTCTTCAATCAAGATCGATTTTTATTCAATGAAAGTAACGGCAGATATTCATATAGGACTATTGATGGCACTGGTAAAATGCAAAACACTCTTCTCCCTCAAGTAGATCTGTGTTTGATGAGTCTATGTTCTGGCGGAATCATTGCGAACTCATCATTTTCGTGGTGGGGTGCATGGTTGCAAAATGATCGTGGTAAAGTAGTTGCTCCGAATCCAGAAAAGTGGTTTGGATCAGCGATGGAACATCTTGACACCTCTGACATTGTTCCCGAACGTTGGATTATTAAAGATTGGAGTAAGTAATGGCTATTTCTTTTCAGGGATTAGGAAATGAAGGCAGACTAGGCAATCAAATGTTTCAGTATGCTTTTGTCCGTGGTGTTGCTGCCAACAGGGGATTTGATTGGGTAATTCCCGGCCCAGATGCAGATCGTCTTGATAACTATGGTTTGTTTGAGGCTTTTCAACTCAACAATTTAAATTTTGAAAAAAATATTTCGGAGAAATTTTTTACCAATAAGGTTGAATATCGTGACATGCATTTCAACCAAAGTATTTTTGATGAGTGTGAGGATAATACTAATTTTTCTGGTAATTTTCAAACCGAAAGATATTTCAAGCATATTGAAAATTCTATAAGAGAAGATTTCCAGTTCCGAGCATGTTACTATGATCCATGTAAAGATTTTATTGATCAACTTGGTGGACGTGAAAGGTGCATATTTCTCCATGTTCGTAGGGGAAGTCCTGGTCTAACTGGTAGGAGAGGAGAAAAGTGGTCCTATCAAATGATTCAAGAATATCATCCTCTTTGTAAAGAAGAGTACTATAGAAAAGCTTTAGAATATTTCCCCCTTGCGAGTGAAAATCTTAATGTTATTGTAGTGTCTGATCTTATTGGTTGGTGCAAAAAACAATCTTGGTTACAGGGAGAAAACTTTCATTTCTCAGATTCATCGTATGAAACTTTCGGAGATGGCGCATCAGTTCCTTATATTGACTTGTGTTTAATGTCTCTTTGTGGTGGTGGAATCATTGCTAATAGTTCTCTTTCTTGGTGGGGAGCCTGGTTGATTGATAATCCAACGTATGAGATTGTTGCGCCAGATCCTTGGTTTGGTTCTGCATATTCTCATTATGATATGAAAGATATGATCCCCGAAAGGTGGACCAAAATTTATAATGATCCATCTCCAGTGCAATTAGAAGAATGAACGACTTAACTTTTTTATTACCCTGTAGAATCGAAACAGACGATAGACTTCGAAATGTAATTACTTCTACTAGTTACCTTCTCAAAAATTTTCCCGAGTCTAAAGTAATTCTCAAAGAAGTTGATAAAAAATCAGTCTTTGATGAATATGCTTTACCTCAAATAAAAAAATATGTCGGAGATACCTCACAACTTAGACATATTTTTGAACAAAATTCAGAACAGTTTTTCCATAAGACTAAAATTTTGAATGATTTATTGGTTGCTTCCGAAACCAATATCGTATATAATCATGATGTTGATGTTGTACTTCCTTTGGATAGTTATAAAATGGCATATCATGCCATTACTGGAGAGGGATCTGATGCAGTATATCCTTTTGGATGTGGTATCTATCAATGGGCCGTTACATATTCTGATGACCTGATGAACAAATTTTTATCATCTCACGATGGCAAAAACTTTGATTTTGATACTATTAAATCTAGTTGTGTAAGGATACCATCCTCTATTGGGTGGGGACAAATGATTACAAAGGCCGCAGAAGTTTCTTGTGGCATGTGGAATGAAGAATTTATCTCATGGGGAGCCGAAGACTGTGAATTTTATTACCGATTGAATCTTTTTGGTTTTAAGGTGGGTCGAGTTCTTGATGATATCTATCACTTTGAACACGGAAGAACATTTAATTCGCATTATCATAATCCAAAGTTTAGAGATAATGATGCTCTATGGAATTGGATTCGTAAACAGGATAGAGATACTCTTGCCGCATATTATTCTAAATTAGATTATTTGAAAAAAAGAGGGGAAGAATTAGATGTTAGCCTTTAATGAGATGGGAAATCTGGGCCGATTAGGTAACCAGATGTTCCAGTATGCAGCAGTAAGAGGTATTGCTGCAATGCGTGGATATGAATTTTGTATTCCACCCTTTGACATTAGACGAGTTGATAATTACAGTTTGAGTAGGGCATTTACCCTTGAGTCTGTTAAAGCTAGTAATCAATTTGTTCTTGATAACGGACATGCCCCAGTTGTAATGGAAAAACATTTCCATTTTGATGAGGAACTTCATCGTATGTGTCCGAATGATGTTAGTTTGTTCGGATTCTTTCAAAGCGAAAAATACTTTTTGAATATTGAACAAGAAATTCGTAGTGATTTTACTTTCCATAATTCTATTTTAGAACCATGTAAAGAGATGATTGATTCTCTCGATACGGTTCCATTGTTTCTTCATGTTCGCCGTGGTGATCCGAATCTTGTTGATTCTAGAGGATTTAAATGGTCCTATACTCAGTGTTCGTCACAACATCCACCATTATCTCTTGAATATTACGAAGAAGCTCTAAAACATTTCCCCCAGGATCAACCAGTCGTGGTTTGTTCTGACTCTCCCGAGTGGGTTCAAGAACAGGAATTGTTCTCTAATGATAGATTCCTCATCTCAGAACCTACTGATAAGTATTCAGATGGATCTTATGAACCATTTGTTGATCTTTGTATCATGAGCCTTTGTTCTGGTGCAATTATTGCCAACAGTTCCCTCTCTTGGTGGGGGGCTTGGCTTCAGAATAGAAGGGGACCTGTTGTTGCTCCTAAGGTATGGTTTGGGCCCGACTACGCTGATAAAAAAACTAAAGATTTGTATTGTAATGGTTGGATTGTAGTCTAATGGATAAGAATAAATCTGCGTACAAGTTAAAAGGATTTGGTCCTCTCTATGTTATCAATCTTGATGGCCAACCAGAAAGATGGGAGTGGGTGGAGGAACAATTAAAATATTGGGAAATTGAAAATTATACTAGGATCTCTGCATATGATGGTAGGAATGATGATTTAAGTGATATCATCGTTGGAAGGTATCCAGAAGGTGTTTTGTCAGGAGAAATTGGATGCGTAACTTCGCACCTCAAGGCTATCAAACATTTTTATGAAAATACAGATGACCCATATGCAATTATTATGGAAGATGATTGTGATATTAATATTGCTAAATGTTGGACATTTACTTGGAGGCAATTTATGGCCAATGTTCCATATGATTGGGATATTGTTCAGACCGCAATCATCTGTCCAGGCGAACTTCATGTAACCATTCATCGTAGATTCGTCAATGATTTTTCTACAGCATGTTATGTAATTACTAGACATCATGCGAAAAAACTTTTAGATCTTCATGTGAAAGGTGAAGATAGATATCGTCTTGATAATGGCGTTAGACCCCGACCAGTCGCGGATGATCTGATTTATAATTCTGGCGTATCCTATGCGTGTCCGATTTTCCTTTACAAGATTGAACTTGGGTCTTCTATTCATCCAGAACATATTGAGATTTTCCATAGGGGAAGTCATGATGGACTTAGAGAACTTTGGGAAACTCGTGGATCGGACCTTACAATTGAACGATTAATGGAATATGATCCGTATCTTGGTAGAATTGCTGGTGGTGATCCACCCCCTTCCGTTGGTTAAATCTTAACCAAATTTTACTTGACATAATCATAGAAATATGTCATAATAAATACATTCAAGTGATGAGACCTCAAATACTCGTTGAGTCACTGAATCAAACGGAGAATGTCGGTTCTCCTTACATCCGCAGGTATTACTCTGCGAGAAACTTAGAGGTACAATTATGTTTAAATTCGCAATCGCAGCTGTTGCAGCTGCTCCTTTCCTTGCCACCGCTGCGTTCGCTGGCCCTTATGTAAATGTAGAAGCTAATGCTGGTCTTTCTGGCGCTAACTACACTGGCACAGTCACCGAAGCACATGTTGGTTATGATTTTGCTCTGAGCGATACCGTTAGTGGTTATGCTCAAGTTGGTCCTGCTCTGCTCACTCCCGATGGTGGTAGTGCAACGACTAAGGTGTCTGGTAAGGTTGGTGCTACCGTTGCTGCTGCAGAGCGTGTTAGCGTCTATGGTGAATACTACTTCCTGACTGGTGATAAACTGACCAGTAATGTGAAAGCAGGTGTGAAGTATTCCTTCTGATAACTCACTCATAAGATAATAGATGGGGGTTGACAAACAACCCCTTTTTTAGTATTATACATATTGAGTTGGGAGGTA